ACATTATCAAAGGTATCTTTAAGGATTTATATAGACAAGCCTGCGAGGTAGAGTAAATGTTCCTTCTTACTCTTAAAAATAAAAAAGATGATGGTGCTTATGCCGTTGCTGATGATTTTGGTGAGAAGGTTTTATTTTTATTTGAGCAAGAGGATGATGCTGTTAGATATGCTATGATGATGTGTGAAATTACTGAACAGGAGGAATCTCCTATGGATGTAATAGAAGTTGATGGGGACCTTGCCATAAAGACGTGTACGATGTATAATTACAAATACGCAGTGATTACACCTAATGATTTTGTGATACCACCTAAGGATGATAACATTTCAAAAAATTAAATGGAAGAATTTTCTTTCTACAGGTAATCAGTGGACGGAGATAGATTTTCAAAAACATAACACTAACCTAGTAGTAGGAACAAATGGTGCTGGAAAATCCACAATGTTGGATGCACTTACTTTTGCTTTATTCAATAAACCTTTTCGTAAAATTAATAAAGGACAGTTAATTAATACTACTAATGAAAGAGAGTGTGTAGTGGAGATTGAATTTGAAGTTAATAATCGTGATTATCTTATAAGAAGAGGAATAAAACCAAATATATTTGATATTGAAGTAGATGGTAACCCACTTCATAAAGAAGCAGATGATAGATCTAATCAAAGGATATTGGAAGATAATATTTTAAAAGTAAATTATAAATCATTTACTCAAATTGTAATCTTAGGTAGTAGTACCTTTGTACCTTTCATGCAATTGAGTGGTGCTAATCGTAGAGATGTCATTGAAGATTTATTAGACATTAGAATATTCTCTGCAATGAATAATCTTATTAAGGATAATATACGTCTTAGAAAAGAGAAGATAAAATCTTTAGATTTGAAGAAAGATAATATTAAAGATAAGATGGGAATGCAGCAAAATTTTATTGAAGAGATTGAGAAAAGAGGTAAAGATGATATAGCAGAAAAGAAGAAAAAGAGTAGAGAACTTGGTGATGATATATGTATTTTAACATCTAAGAATGAACATGCGAGTGATACAGTATATGGATTGAATGAGCAGCAGAAAAAATTAGCAGGTGCTTCTGAAAAGTTAGTGAAACTTAATAATCTTAAAGGTAAAATTACTCAAAAAGTAGCAACAATTACCAAGGAGCATAAGTTTTTCACAGACAATACGGTATGTCCTACTTGTACTCAGGATATAGAAGAAGAGTTTCGTGTAAATAGAATTGCCGACGTTCAAGATAAAGCAAAGGAGCTCAAGAAAGGTTTTAAAGATCTGGAAGAGACTATAAAGTTAGAAACGGAGAGAGAACGTCACTTCACCCAACTATCTAAGGAGATTACTAAACTCAACCATGACATTTCTCAAAACAATACTCGGATTAGTCTCAGTCAGCGACAAATCGGAGAACTTGAAGATGAAGTTCAAACAATTACCGAACGAATTAAAAACAGAAATACTGAGCATGAGAAGTTAGCAGAGTTTAAAGAGAACCTCCAAAAAACAATTGAAGACTTAGCAGACAGAAGGGAAGAGATTAATCATTACGATTTTGCCTATTCTCTGTTAAGGGATGATGGAGTAAAGACAAAAATAATTAAGAAGTATCTACCATTCATTAATCAACAGGTAAATCGTTACCTTCAGTTGATGGATTTCTATATCAATTTTACATTGGATGAAGAGTTCAATGAAACGGTAAAGTCACCGATTCATGAAGATTTTTCATATGCTTCATTTAGTGAAGGTGAGAAAATGAGAATTGATTTAGCATTACTCTTTACATGGAGAGAAGTTGCTAGGGTTAAGAACTCTGTAAATACTAATCTTCTAATCATGGACGAAGTGTTTGATAGTTCCCTTGATGGATTTGGTACAGAAGAATTTCTTAAGATTATTAGATATATAATAAAGGGTGCTAACATCTTTGTTATATCTCATAAATCCGATTTGCATGATAAGTTTGATAATGTTATTACCTTTGATAAGGTAAAGGGTTTTTCACGTATGGTATCTAAAGAAAATAATGCCAACATATAGACATCAATTAGGAACTGGAAAAAGATTTCATCGTGTTCATATTCCACGAACTGCAGGTAGATTTTTTCATGAAAATATTTTACGTAATAATTTTTTACCAGAACAGGAATTTACTGATGTATATGTAGAAGGATATGAAGTAATGCATTATCATAAGGAAATGTATGAAAAATATTTGGATATAGAAGGGATACCAAGTTTTGCGATTGTTAGAAATCCTATTGATAGATTTATAGCATCATCGATAATATTGACTAATTTTCATAAAAAATTTTTGAGTGAATTTTCTGATCTTCAAGAAATATTGGAAGATGATTATGAATTTTTTAATGTAATGGATCATCTTCATAAGTATGATATTGAGATGGTAAATTGGTTTAGACCTCAAATAGATTTTCTTGATATTGATACTAATGTATGGCATTTTGAATGGGGAATAGGTAATAGTTTTGGTAAATGGGTTGCTGATATATTACAAGTTCCTATGTTTCCAATTCGCAAAGTGTCATATCAACCCGTCAAAAATTTAGATGAAACTGATAGAGTAGAAGCAACTCCTAAACTTATAGATAATATTAGGAAGTATTATGAAGATGATTTTGCAGTCTTCTATCCAGACCAATGAACACTCCAAACTGGCAGCATCACTCTAAGAAGGATGCCAAACGAAAACTTAAACCTCAGGCACTACGTGCATCAAGAGAAAGACGCAGACAGTTGATAAAGCGTCTACTGAACCCCACCAAGCGTGGGGTTTCGTCGTATAATACGTTCATAAGCAAAGGCACTAATGACAGTTCAGCACGAAATCAAATCCCAACTTGCTAAACTTCTTGCAACAGAAGATTTGATGGTAGAGCATAAGAATGTTGAAACTGCACAGTTCAATGTTCATACTCGTGTTTTACAACTTCCTAATTGGAACACAAGCAATCGTGTTTATGATATGCTTGTTGCACATGAGGTTGGACATGCTTTATTCACACCTGATGTAGATCCTCCTAAGAGTGTTCCTCATACCTTTATGAATATTGCAGAGGATGTGAGGATTGAGAAGTTGATGAAGCGTAAGTACATGGGACTTGCCAAAACCTTCTATAGAGGATATAATGAACTTGCAGATGATGATTTCTTTGAAATAGATGGTAAAGATGTTGATACTCTTAACCTTGCTGATAGGGTTAATCTATATTTCAAGATTGGTTCGTTCACTAATATCTCTTTTTCACCTACTGAAACTCCGATTGTCAATTTAATTAAAAATGCAGAAACGTTTGAAGAAGCCGTATCCGCAGCAGAAGCGTTATATAATTTCTGCAAGCAAGACGAAGAAGAATCCGATAACGAATCTTCTGAACAGGTTCAGCAGGTATCTATCCAACAACAACCTTCTACAGGTGGTGATTCACTTACTGGGGATAGTGACACTGATACTACTGACGATACTGATTCTCCCATTTCTAACACTGATGGCGATGATACTTTGGAAGGTGGGAACCGTGGTTCTAATACTCCTTCTAGGGGCAACGATAATGTTACTCCTTTAGATTTAGAACCAGAAACTCAAACTGTTAATGCGTTAGATAAAAAATTAAGAGAACTTGCTGAGAATAATACTTCAGAGAATGTATATGTTGAAGTTCCAAAAATTAATTTAGATAAAGTAATTGTTGATAATAAAATTCTCCATGAAAGAATTAGATTAGAGTGGGAAACATCTAATATATCAGAGGGAAGTGATATGTTCCCATCTTTTAAAGAGGTTGATGCAAAATATAGAGAGTTTAAAAGAAATGCACAGAAAGAAGTTAATTACTTAGTTAAAGAGTTTGAGTGTAAGAAATCTGCTGATGCATATGCTCGTGCCACTACTTCTAAAACTGGTGTTTTAAATACTTCTATTCTTCATACTTATAAGTTTAATGAAGATTTATTTAAGAAGATAACAGTTATTCCTGATGGTAAGAATCATGGATTAGTATTCATTCTTGACTGGAGTGGTTCTATGCAAAATGTGATAGAAGATACTTTAAAGCAACTTTATAATCTAATTTGGTTCTGTAAGAAAGTTAATATTCCGTTTGAAGTATATGCATTTACTTTCAACTATCCACTATGGACAGAGGAAGATGGTGTCCGTCATTCTGTCTATGAAAAGAAAGAAGGTTCTCTTCAAATGGTTGATAATTTTTCATTAATGAAGTTCTTTACAAGTGATGTAAATTCTAAAACTTTAGAAGAGCAAATGATAAACATTCATCGTATTGCATATTCATTTAGAAGTTATACTCAATATAGTATTCCTCTTGGGTTAGATCTTTCTGGAACTCCATTGAATGAAACCATAATGGCACTTCATCAAATACTTCCAAAATTTAAAGAAGAGAATAAGTTACAAAAAGTACAGTGTGTAATACTTACTGATGGTGAAGCAGGACAATTAACATATCATAAAGAAGTTCAGAGACATTGGGAAGATGAACCATATCTTGGATGTGGATATATTCATCGCAATGCTGTATTAAGAGATCGTAAATTAGGAACTACTTATTCTTTTAATGTTGGTGGATGGGCACAAATAACAGATGTATTACTTAATAATCTAAAGGATAGATTTAATGATATGAATTTAATTGGAATTCGTATTCTTTCACCAAGAGATGGAAACGTATTTATTCGTAGATACCACTTTACAGAAGATAAAGAATTTGATAGACTTGTAAAAGACTGGAAGAAAGATAAAGCATTTGCTATTAAAACTTCTGGGTATGATACATATTTTGGATTATCCTCAAATGCACTAGCAAATGATGATGACTTTGAGGTACAGGAAGATGCTACAAAAGCACAGATTAAACGTGCCTTTGTGAAGAGTCTTAAGAATAAGAAAATGAACAAAAAAGTTTTAAGTGAATTTGTTGAATTGGTTGCTTAATTATGGAAGAAGATAAAAATAGTACTGGTTATATGGATCTTAAAGATCTTATATACATCCAACATAATGAACTTGATGATGACTTTTGTGATGAAGTTGTTGATAAGTATGAAGAGGATAATGATAAGTTTAAAAGTACAATCATAGAAAAAGTTCAAGATGATGATGGAATAAAAGGTAATAGGGTTTATCAACCATATATTAGAGATTCAACTTCTTTGTATATAAGTGATAAAGATGATTGGGGTAAAGAAAATGAGGTTTTTAGAAAAAGTGTAGGTAAAAATCTTTATCTTTATAATCAAATGTTATCCGATACTAGTAAGGGTATTGGGATGAATCCATTGGATAGTTATGCAGATGTTGGATATGAAATTATTAAATATGAACAAAATGGATTTTATCAGTGGCATAATGATTATGATGTAAATTACTATCATGGTATTAATGCTTTATGTTTTATTTGGCATTTGAATACTCTTAAAAGTGGTTCTGGTGGAGAAATAGAATTTCTTGATGGTACTAAAATATCTTCTCAAAAAGGAAAATTGATTGTCTTTCCAGTACATTGGAGTATATCTTCTCGACATAAAAAAATATTAACAAATAGAAATAAATATATTGTTATGTCATTTTTATATGCTAAACCACTACTACCACCCAATTTAAAAACTGGCACTGAGGAATAGAATTTGTAGAAGATGTTGCCATACGAATTTAATCAGAGAAGAACGAATCATCAACATAGCGATTCTTGGAGAGAAAAGACTCTTGAAAAAGAAATTAAACGTCTTAAAAAAGAAAAAGAAGATATTGAGAAAATATCATATGATCTTATGGAAAGTATAAAAATTTATAAATCAACAACATGGACAAACAAACAGAAGAAAAAGTTATCTGAAAGACATATTAAAAGTGAAAAAAGAAGAATTAAAGAACTAGTAAACAGGCATAGAAATATATCAAGTAGGATATTGAATTTAGAATGGGACAATTGCAATATAGAAAAGGTTATTCGTAAAAAATGTAAATGGGATGATTGTAATTGTAGAAAAATAAATTTGATACGTTTTCCATCTTATTATACTCATTATGCTAAAGAAGAATGTAGTGAGTGTGGTAGGTGGCAAAAATTTATACCAGAATCCACTTGATAAAGTGTCCACTGGGGGGTACATTAACCCCTTTTTTGAACTATAATATAATCAATTAAACAAACAACCCAATGGCTTTTGAATTAAAAATGACTGAGCAAGAAGCAGTTGATGGATTGAAAGAAACATACGGAACAGAATTTACCACTGCTGATGTTAAGGCATTTTGTGCCATGAATGACATTGGTTATGCAACAGTTACTAAGAAAATACAGAAGTATAAAGTATCTAAAGGTAAGTGGAATCTTGAGATAACCACAGAGGCAGTTGAGAGTATTGAGAAATCATTTAATGCACCTGCTGTTCAACCAGTATTAGAACAAGATTTAGTTCCTGTAAAAGATTCTACTTTTGTTCC